CAGGTATTGGTGCTGCTGTTGTTTTGGTTGGATTTATTGTAGAACACTGGGAAGCAATAACAGATTTGGTTGATTCAACAAATAAAAATCTTCAAAATCAAATAGACTTAAGTAAAAAGCTTATTGATAATTATGATGATGAACTTTCGCTGTTAAAGCAACAAGAAAAAATAATTGAACTTCAAAATGGTTCAACTGAAGAAATACGTCAAAAACAAATCGATATATTAAGATTACAAGCTGAACAGAATGTACTTCTTTTAGAAAATTTAAAAACACAATTAGAAAAAGAAAAGGCACAAAATAGAGAACTTACTTTTTGGGAGACACTAAAAATTGCAGCATCAGGATTATTAAGTGAAGAAGCTAAAATGCAAGCTATATTAGCGGCAGTATCTGATGAAAGTGAAAGAAGTTTGGAAATTGAAAATGCGCTTTTTGAAGCTAAGAAAAAAAGTTTTGAAATAGAAGATAATATTTTACAGATAGAAAAGAAAACAACTGATGAAGGAAAAAAGAGAGCAGAAAAAGGAAAAATATTTACTGAAAAAGAAATAAAACGTCTTGATTTAATAGAAAAAATAAGATTAAAATTTTTAAGTAAAAGAGAAAATTTAGAAAATAAAACAGCACAAGAAAAATTAGATTTAGAAAAAATAAGAGCCGAAGAATCTTTAAAAGCTTTAGTAGGAACAGAAAAAGAAAAAAGAAAAGCTTTAGAACAGATAAACGCTTTTTTTGATAAAAAACAACAAGAAGTAGATAAGGCTAAGGAGTTAGAATTATTGAGGATAAATAAACTTGAATTTTATTTATCTCTAGATGCTAAAAAATTTAATGCTGAAAGAATTAAAGATGACTTATTAAGACTTCAAGAGCTTAAAAAAATTAAAGAAGAAGAAAGTAAATTTGAGTTGCAAAGACTACAAAATGAAATAAACAAATATGAAGAAGGTACACAAGCCAGAGTTGATGCTGAAATAGAATTTAACACCCAAAAACAGGAATTAGCACAACAAGCTCAAACAATTGACGATAATATATCCCAAATAACTTTTGACCGACAAAGAGAAAATGCAGAAACGTTTTTTAATAATGAACAAGAAAGTTTTGCATTAAGATTAGAAGCGTTAAGAAACTTCAATCAAATGGTTTTAGATTCAGACCAATTGACCGAGATTGAAAAGCAAAAACTATTACAAGAAACAGCAGACAAAGAAAAAATACTACAACAACAAAGATTAAACTTAGCAGGACAAACAGCTGGTAATATTGCCAATATGTTAGGAGCGCAAAGTAAAACAGGTAAAGCATTTGCGGTTGCTCAGGCATTAATAAATACTTATCAAGGGGTTTCGGCTGAACTTGCAACTAAAACAGCAACGCCATTTGAGTTTGGTTTAAAGTTAGCAAACATAGCTACAACATTAGCATTAGGTTTTAAATCTGTTAAGGATATTTTAGCAGTTAAAACTCCTGCTGGAGGTGGCGGAGGTTCTGTGCCAAGCGGTGGAGGTGGGATTTCTCAGCCATCATTTAACGTGGTTGGAACAAGTGGAGTGAATCAAATAGCGGACACTTTAAATCAAGAACAGCAACCAATACAAGCTTTTGTTGTAGGTTCTAATGTTACAACACAGCAAGCTTTAGATAGAAATATAGTTGATACGGCTACAATAGGATAGAAAAAATCCCAAATTTTTAAACACAACTTTCATTTTTTAGTTATATAAATATGAAAGTGTACGAAGCGGTTTTTAACGAAGATACTTCAAAAGGTGTTTATGCCCTTAGTGTTGTTGAAAATCCAGCAATGCAAGATTTATGGATAACATTATCTGAACATCCTAAAGAAGTTAATCTAACATTAGCAAACGAAGAAAAACGTTTATTGCTTGGAGCGGCTTTAATTCCTGATAAAAGGATTTATAGAAATGTTGATGGTAATGAGTTTTACATCACTTTTAACACACAAACAATTGAAAAACTTGCTCATTCATTTCTTAAAAACGGCAATCAAAACAACTCATCTTTAGAACACGAAACCCAATTGAGCGGAATGAGTGTTGTTGAAGCGTGGATTGTGCAAGACCCAAACAATGACAAATCTAATTCATACGGTAAAACATACGAAAAAGGCACTTGGGTAACAATGATGAAAGTTGACAATGAAGATGTTTGGCAAAAAGCAAAGAATGGCGAAATAAAAGGTTTTTCAATCGATGCTTTAATAGGATTAAAAGAATTACAAGTAAACTTTAAAAACGAAGTAAATATGGATTTAAAATCAATTACAGACGCTATTGCTGATGGTTTCAAGTCGCTAAAATTTAGCAATGAAACACCTGAAGCATTAGCTGAAGAACCACAAAAAGAAGTGGAAGAAAAACAACCTGAAACAGTAGATGCCGAAGCAATTAAGCAAACTATTAAAGATGCTTTAGCTAAACTAAGCAAAGATGTAGATTCTATATTAGAATCATTCAAGGCTGAATTTAAAAAAGAGGTTGAAACTAAGGATGCGACTATTGAAAATCTTAAAACAGAACTTTCAAAGCAACCTGAAACAGCACCTTTAAGAGCAAACCCTGAAGCACAAACAGATGTTAAATTAACAGCTCAAGGAAAACTATTAGAAAAATTAAGACAAACACAAAATTAAATTATGGCAACAACAACAACAGTAACGTCAAATTACGCTGGTAAGGTAGCTGGTCAAATCATAGGAGAGGCTTTTAAGCAAGCTGATACCTTACGTTTGGGGTTAGTTACTATTCAGCAAAACGTAAACTACAAGACAAACCTTAGAAAAATCCGTTATACTGATGGAACTACGAATTATTCTTGTGGATTTACGCCTGAAGGAGCACTAGTATTATCTGAAAAGGTTTTACAGCCTAAGAAGTTAATGAATAACATACAAATCTGTAAAGAAGATTTTAGACAGACTTGGGATGAGGATTTATTAGGTGAAAGTGCATCAAATCCAAATATGGCTTCTAACATTATGGAAGCAATCATAATGGAGGTTTTGTCTGACCAAGCACAAAGAGTAGATTCTGAAATTTGGACTGGAAATTCTGCAACGGATGGTGAAATAGGTGGTTTCATTCCTTTGTTTACAGCAGATTCAGATGTTATTAAAGCAAACAACGGTATTACTCCATCTGGAAATGCAATTACTGAATCAACAGTAGAAGCAGAACTTAAATTAGCTTTAAACGCTGTACCTGTTGCAATCCGCAGAAACGATTTGCGTGTAATGGTTAGTCCTGATGTATTCCAAGCTTATTGGTTTTACTTAGTATCTAAAGGTATTGCAAACGATGGTAACGCAGAACCAAAACAAACAAAATTTGGTCGTTACGTAGTGACAGAAGTAAACGGTTTGCCTAATAACACTATTGTTATCGCACAGCCTAAAAACTTAATTTTCGCAACAGGATTATTGGGAGATCATAATTCAATTGAAATGCGTGATGAAGATGAAATCGGTTTGTTAACAGGAATGGTGCGTGGTAAAATGGTTTACAACGGTGGCGTAAATTACTATAACGGTGAAGAAATCGTTTGGTATTTATCAACTACAACCCCAGCATAATTATTAATCCATAAAGGCGGTTTAATTATCGCCTTTTTTAAAACTTAAAAATATGGCGTGTGTATTAACAAGCGGAAGAACTGAACCGTGTAGAGATGCGATAGGTGGATTAAAAGCTGCGTATTTTATTGATTATATAGAAGATTCATTTACTATTACAGCAGGCGAAGCAACGGCAATCGACGCTGGTATTGCTGATGTTTACAAATATGAATTATTAGCAGATGGTAACACGTTAGAAGAAACGTTTACAGCCGATATGAATAACGGCACTTCTATTTATGAGCAAGTATTAACTTTAGCTTTAAAAAAGCAAACAGTTGAAAGCGCAAATGAATTAGCTTTAATTGTAAAAGCAAGACCTATTGTAGTAGTTCAAGACCGAATGAACAATTATCGCATAGTTGGTATTTCTGATGGAACGGTTGCAACAGGTAGTATTTCTTCGGGTGGTGCTAAGGCTGATTTTAACGGTTATAACATCACTTTAACAGCAACAGAACCATTACCAGCAGCAACATTAGATTCATCTACGATATCAGCTTTATTG